GAAAGAGTTTGGTATAAATGGATAAAATACGGATTAAAAAAATAAAATATGAAATTAATAGTTGACAAAGGTTCTAATGGACTAACAACAAAAGAGTTTACGGAGTATCTTAAAACTCCTGTATTAAAATCAGAAATAACACAACAAGAATCTGATGAATTAAGATTACAATTAAGTGAAGCTTTAGTAAAACACCCGGGATTAGGAATTTCTGCAACACAAATTGGAATTAAGAAAAGAGCATGTTTAATTCAGTTTGGTGATGAAGAATTATTCTTAGTAAATCCAATTATTAAAGAAAAATCAAAAGAAGGATTTTTATTTTTTGAAGGTTGTTTATCAATACCATCAACACTAAGGTCTCCAATTAAAACAATTAGAGCTTCTAAAGTTGTAGTAGCTACCGATAATTTGGGTGAATTGACATTTGAAATTAATCCAGAAGGTGATGAACAAAATAAGTCAGTATCTAAAGAAACAATGATGACAGTAATAGTTCAACACGAAATTGACCATTTAGACGGATTTACAATCAAAGATAGAGTTTATAACACACAGGTTGTCAAAAGAGTGAATTATGGTAGAAATGATAAAATTGTAATGAAATCTCCACAAGGTGAAATGGTTGAAATCAAATACAAAAATGCAAACAAATATTTTTTACAAGGATACGAAATCGTTTAATTATGTTATACACTATAATCACAATATTATCATTATTAACAATTGCATTATCATTTGCAATTTATAATCTTTTACAAAAATTAGAAAAATACGAAGATATTATAGAAGATAATGATATATTTTTACAAACGGAATTAGAAAGAAACGAAGCATTACTGGAGGCATTAAGAGAAATAGATTCTCGTGAAATGTTTGAGAAGGACGATGAGGTAGGTTCTATATTTTATCAAATAAAAGAAACCATCGAAAAATTCAAAACACAACAAAATGCCAATTAGAAAGAAAAGAGGGCCGAATCGTCAATATTTTACAAAAGATACGGAAGATGCTATTATTGAGTATAATCTAACCGATGACCAATATATTAAAGATAAATTGTATAGAGAAAGAATTGCATCTGCATTTGACAAACTTGCAGAAATAGTTTATAATAAATGGAAATTTACTTATTTTGATGATGACCCAAAAGATGTGATGGCAGAGGTTGTTACATTTATGATTGAAAAAATACACATGTATAAGAGTGGTAAAGGTAAAGCATTTTCTTACTTTACTATTGTTGCCAGAAACTATCTTATTCTAAATAATAATGCAAACTACAAAAGATATAAAGATACGGATATAATGTCTGGTTTACCCGAATCATTTGATACTGAAAATAACTTTAGAGAAGAGGAGCGAAACGATGAATTTAAAACTTTTAATGTTAGAATGTTACAATATTGGGATAAACATTTAGAAAATTATTTTCCAAAGAAAAGAGATTTACAGATTGCAGATTCAGTATTAGAATTATTTAGAAGAGCCGAATTCATAGAAAACTTTAATAAAAAATCATTATATTTACTTATTAGAGAAATGACAGGACATCCTACACATTATATAACTAAAGTTGTCAACAAAATGAAAGAAAGACAAATGGAGCTATACAATGAATATGACAAATATGGTGATATAAAAATTTAAGTATGATACAATTAGGTTTATCAGGATTTTACCACGATTCAGCAGCTACAATTGTTATAGATGGTAAAGTAATATGTGCAATTGAAGAGGAGAAACTATCAGGAATTAAACATGATAGTTCTTTTCCGTTTAAAGCAATACAATGGTGTTTGGAATATACAAAAATAACAATTGATGAAATTGATATGATTTGTTGGTATGAAAATCCAAATGACAAATATGAAAGAGTTAAAGAAACAATAGGTAAGTGGGGTGGTTTAAGATATCCAATGAAATGGAGAAAGTTTAATAAAAGATGGAATGAAACCGAAGGTAATTTAAAAAAAATATTGAAATCTATTGGTTATGATGGAATTATCACATATACTCAACATCATTTATCACATTTAGCACTTTCATATTATACATCACCATTTGATACAACAATAGGTTTGTCAATTGACGGAGTTGGTGAAAGACATTCAGTATATGCCACAATGTGTGATAGTAACGGGTTTCATAAAATACAAACATTACAATTTCCACATTCTTTGGGGTTGATTTATTCGGCATTTACTGCCTATTTAGGATTTAAACCAAACGAAGGTGAGTATAAAGTGATGGGATTAGCTCCATATGGTGATAATGAAAAATATAATAACATATTTGATAAAGTTGTTACTACTGGTGGTGAATTTGATATTGTAAAGATGGATATGTCTTATTTTACATGGCATACATCAGATAATGATATGTTTAATGAAAAACTTATTGATTTAATTGGATTTCCACCAAGATTTAAAGATGAACCAATTGAACAACATCATAAAGACCTAGCTGCGTCATTACAAAAGTGGTATGAAAGTGCATTATATTTTATTATCAATAGAATTACAAATATTTGGGAATGTGAAAATTTAGTATTAGGTGGTGGATGTGCATATAACGGAACTGCAAATGGTAAAATAAAAAAACATACAAATATCAAAAATGTTTGGATTCCATTTGCACCATCAGATTCGGGTTCTGCAATTGGTGCATGTTTATATCAACATCATATCATATTAGGTAATCCAAAAATAAAGGGTGGTGATAATCAATCTCCATATTTAGGGCCCGAATTTAGTGATACGGAGATATTAAATACTATTAAAGGTGATAGTGAATTGAAGATTAAAATTATTAGAAATAGAGAGAGTTATTTAAAAACTATTGCTAAATTAATTGAAGAAGGTAATATTGTTGGGTGGTTTATTGGTAGAACTGAATTTGGTGCAAGAGCATTGGGTAATCGTTCTATATTGGCCAATCCACATTTGCCGGATGTAAGAGATAGAATTAATAAGGTTGTCAAAAAGAGAGAAATGTTTAGACCATTTGCTCCATCCGTAACACATGAAGATTATCAAAAATATTTTATGTCCGAAGAAGATGTTCCGTATATGAATCAGGTTGTCAAAGTTAAAAGTGGAGTAAACATCCCATCAGTAACCCATATTGACGATTCTGCAAGAATACAGACACTCAAAAGAGAAAGTAATCCACTTTACTATGATTTACTAAAAGAGTTCGAAAAACTAACAGGAACACCTATTCTATTGAATACATCATTTAACTTAAAAGACCACACAATGACCAATGACCCTCAAAAAGCAGTTTGGACATTAAAGAATTGTGATATGGATTATTTGGTAATGGGTAACTATATTATCAGTAAATCTAATAAGTAAATAATTATTAGTATATAAAATATAATTATGGCAACCGAATTTCAACTATTTGATGGTAAAAATTTATCATCATTGTTTAAAGATATATACGAAAACCAACAAAACAAAAAGAAAAACATTTCCGACTTAATTGAATCGTTGAGAAAATTAATTCGTAATGTTGGTGAAGCAACTGTAATTGCACCCATCATAAAAGACTTGATTGAGGTGTCAGTTAAAAATGATGACCATTTAATTAAACTTGCAACTATTGCACAAAGACTTGCAGCTGCCGAAGCTAAAGGTATAGGTGAAGATGGTTGGTTAAGTGAACATGAAAAAGAACAATTACTTGCAGATATGGAAGATACGATAAATCAAGTAGAAGAAAAAAATAAAGAGAAATTAACGGATATTCAAATTGAAATTGAAGAAATTAAAACTAAATTATAATGATTGGTGAAACTTATTTAGCAACCGTATACAGAGTTTATACTGAATCGGATAAATCTATAAAAAATGATTTAGAGAAAAAATTAGTACCAGTATATAATGATAATAATGATTTTACGGATACTGATGTTAGATTTTTAGGTGCAATAGAGTATAGGAGAGAAAGTTTTATTAACAAAGAAGACTATGCATTTCCATTTGACAAAAATAATATAACATATCCACTAATAGGTGAAACTGTATTAATATTAAACATTCAAAATTCACATTATTGGCTACCATATTCTGCAACACAATATCCGAATTTTAGAGAGTCATTATTAGTTTCCGAAATTGGTAGAGAGAAAAATGTATCTACTGGAAATTCTGAAGGTAAAAACAAAAACTATACAGAAACAAAAACTGGTTCCACAGGTCAGACAGGAACACCTAAAAAATCGGATGAGAAACGATATAAAGTAAATGAAAAGATTAAATTCTTAAAACCAAGAAATGGAGACACTATCATAAGTGGTAGAGTTGGTAATACAATTAGATTTAGTGAATTCTTTTTAACTGAGGATGGTAAAACCTCATCTCCTGGTATTTTTATAAGAAATAAACAAAATCCACAACTTGATAATTCAAAAATAGGAACAACAATAGATGAGGATATCAATAGTGATGGTACATCTATATATTTTACATCCAATAAAATTAAAGTACCATTTAAGGAAAACATAAATAAAACAAAAGTAGCTTTTAAAGAATATCCGAATTCGGAAAAATTAACAGGCAATCAATTATTTTTAAATTCCGATAGAGTAATTCTTTCTGCAAAAGCATCGGAGTTTATTATATTTGGAAAAGGAAATACTGGTGTAATAACCGATGGTAATTATTCAATAGATGCAGAAAAGGAAGTTTATATACACAATAAACAAAATATAACAATACACTCCGAAGGGGCCAATCAAATATTCTTTAATTCCGAAAATGGTAAAATATTTTTAGGTAAGAATACTGGTGCAGGAGATGCGGGTGCAGATGTTCAAAAAATGGTATTAGGTGGTGAGTTGATAAAACTAATGGGAGAATTAATAGATGCTATAAATAAACAAATATACGCAACACCATCAGGCCCTACATTCCAAGGCCCTTCTAATAGATTTGAGTTTGATGTAATTAAATCCAAATTAAGGGATATGTTATCGTCTAATAATTTCTTAAGTAAGTAATATGTCTTGGTTAATATTTAAAAAGAATATTTTAGAATCAATGATTTCTGGTCGTTTTTCTGCCGATACGGAAGCATTTGCTGATTTCTATGCAAATGAGTATGACCAATGTATAAAAAGAGGTGGTGATAACATATACGGAGTTCCTGTTGTGAATGGTAATGTCAAAGGAATGTCCGATGCTATCAAAAATGCAATGAAAAAAGCACAAGAAAGTGATGGTGATAATTTTAATATATTAGAGGAGATTTATCCGGCAGCATTTGATGCATATTGGTTGGGTGGTGAAATGGCACCGATACCAAATCCAATACTAAAACCTTTGGGTTGGGCATCTACATTACCTGCACCTGGTACTATTCAAAATATCGGGCCCAATCCAACATCACTTGCCATTTCATCAGCTAAAAATAAAGCAGAAGTTGAAGCTTTAAAAATATTAGAGGAAGAACTTAAAAAACAGTCGGTTACTATTCCAGGCATTCCACCACTACCACCAATAACGATTCCACTATATGAAACTGCAATGAAAATAATAAATAAGGAAGTAGTTGCACCAGATATCAAAAATAACCCAATAGTTAAAAGTGCAATTGAAATAATTAAAAAGTTAAAAGAAGCCAAAAAGAAAAAACCGGCAATTGGTAGTCAAATTAAAAAAGCTATAAAGTTTCCATTTCCAAAATTACCAAGTAAAAAGAAATTAATAGAGGAAGCTAAAGAGAAGTTAATAGAACAGGCAGTTGAAGAAATAAAAAAACAAATAATACCACCGATTGAAGAAATAGTATTACAACCATTTGTTATTCCAATAGTAAATGCAATTGAACTTGTAAAGAATAGTATTCCAAAACCAACACCCACTAAGGAAGAGGTTGTAAAGTATGTTAAAGATACCGCAGAGGGATTAATTCCTGAAATAGATTTATCTTTGTATGTTTCTATTCCAAAAATTCCAAATATAAAAGAAATTAAAAAACAAATAGAGGAACAAATACCAACTGAGGAAGAGTTAAGAGATTTGGCAGAACAAATTATATTAGATAGATTACCAAACATACCTAATATATGGTTTATACCACCAACATTTGTTTTCTCTTTTCCAACGAATATATTCATAGACCCATTTATCAATTTGGCTAAGTTTCATTTGATGGGAACATCGGGCAATATGTCCGTATTGGCACAATATACCCCACCAGCTCCACCTGCACCTGCAATATTAAATTGGACTGGATATAAAGTTATTGGATAAATTATTAAATCAAATATTTATTACTAAACATATATAAACAATTATTATGAAATCAGAAATTTTACTAACTTTAATTAAAGAAGTTGTTAAAAACGAAGTTAAGCAACAAGTTAAAGAGCAAATAACTAAGCTTATCAAATCTGGTGCAGTTACATTAAACTCACAAAATAAACCAACACCATCTTTAAGAGAGATGACGGAGGTTCCAGTTGCACCTATTAAAAAACAACAATCAATTCAACAAACACAAAAACCTGCAAGGGAATTTTCAAAAGACCCAATGATAAATGAGATTTTGAATATGACACAACCATTTACTGCAGAACAAAGAAAAGAGGGAGCTCAAGCGGTTGGAAGTGTATTGGATATGATTAAACCAGAATTAAGAGTTGATGAAAGTGAGTGGGAAACAATGGATTTTAGAGAGGTAAATGTACCATCAAATGTTCCAAACTTTGAATCAACCGGTGATGGATTACAAGATGCAACAATAAAAGCATTGACGAGAAATTACTCAGAATTAGTTAAAAGATTTTAATAAATGGCAATAGAGTTAGGTAGAATTAATGTAAATGATTTAGCGGAAAACGATTATAAATCATTGGGAATAGGTTTCGGTAGGAAATCTAATGCCAATGGTATATTTGCCGTTAATTACACTACTCTAACACAATCAAAAGATAATTTAGTAAATTTAATACTAACTAAAAAGGGTGAAAGAGAAATGCAACCTGACTTTGGTTGTGATATTCACAATTTAATCTTTGAACAAATTGTAGAAGAATCTATTGCAACTGATATTGAAAATTCTATATTAGATGCAGTAAATATTTGGTTACCTTATATAAATGTAGATAATATAATATTTGATTATGATGATAACGATATAGATACAAATAGAATTACTTTAGAAGTACAATTTTCATTAAAATCAAATCCATCATTAACCGAAACACTAAATGTTAGTATAAATAATTAATAAATGGCTATTAAACCTGTTAAGAAAAGTTGGGGAAGTGAAAAAAATATAAATTATTTAGGTAAAGATTTTAATACTTTAAAACAAAACCTAATTGATTATACTAAAACATATTTCCCGAACACATATTCCGATTTCAATGAAGCATCACCTGGTATGGTGTTTTTGGAACAAGCTGCTGTTATAGGAGATGTATTATCTTTCTATCAAGATGTTCAATTAAAAGAATCAATGTTGGCAAATGCAACGGAAAGAAAAAATGTTGTTGCATTGGCACAAACAATGGGATATAAACCAAAAACATCATCACCTGCAGTAACAACATTAACGGTATATCAATTGATTCCGTCTAAAAATTCAGGTTCAAGTGTTGTTCCAGACGAAAGTTATTGTTTGAGAATAAAAGATGGGATGGAAGTTGCATCTACCTCTAATTCAAATATAGTATTTAGAACAACAGATTCTTTGGATTTTTCAAATACAAATGATAGAGAAATTGATGTATTTGAAAGAGATGTAACCGGCAATCCAACTTTTTATCTATTAACAAAAAGAATTAAAGCAATATCTGCACAGGAAGTAACTACTACTAAGACATTTGGAGATTCAACGGATTATCCTACAACAACCTTGAGTGATACTAATATAATTGGTATAACATCGGTTGCAGACCAAGATAATTTAAAATATTACGAAGTACCTTATTTAGCACAGGAAAGTATTTTTGTTGAAAAACCAAATACAGAATCAAATAGTGAATTATATTCATCATCATCAATTGTACCATATATTTTAGAAGTACAAAAAGTTCCTCGCAGATTTTCCGTTAAGGTAAATTCCGACAATACATTGGATTTAGAATTTGGAAGTGGTGATGTTACTATGAATGATGAAATCATTTTACCAAATCCAAAAAATGTAGGATTAGGATTGGCCAATTCTATCCAAAGATTAAATCAAGGTATAGACCCATCCAATTTCTTAAAAACAAACACATTTGGAATTGCACCTGTAAATAAAACATTGACTATAAAATACTTAGTTGGTGGTGGTGTAGAATCTAATGTAAATACAGGTGACTTAACTAGTATTTCTAGAATAGAATATGATGAAGATTTATTGGCAGTTGAAAATGAAGTTTTATATAACTCAATGAAACAATCTGTTGCAGTTGAAAACTTAGAACCTGCAGCTGGTGGTAGAGGTGTAGAAACAATAGAAGAAATTAGACAAAATGCATTAGCTACTTTTGGTTCTCAAAATAGAGCAGTTACGAAAGAGGATTATATAGTAAGAGCTTTATCCATGCCTGAAAGATATGGTAGTGTAACTAAAGCGTATGTAAGTGCTGATGGTGAAATTGATAACAACTCACCATCATCAATTTTGGCAAATCCTAAAAACATAGCTGAGTTCGTAAATTTAGTAGATAGTCTTAAAGATAGTAGTAGAGAGAATATTCAAAAAGAATTGGTTAAATATCTTACACAAAAGAAAACATCAATTTCAGAAGTAAATAACCCATTTGCAATCAATCTATATATTTTAGGATATGACTCTAATAAAAAATTAACAAACTTAAATAGAGCGGTTAAGGAGAACTTAAAAACTTACATTTCCGAATATAGAATGTTAACGGATGGTGTTAATATCATAGATGGTTTTATTATAAACATTGGAGTAGATTTTGAAATAATATGTTATTCAAACTATAATAAAAGAGAAGTTGTAACAAATTGTTTAACGGAATTACAAGAGTACTTTAATATTGATAATTGGACGTTTAATAAACCAATCAATATTTCGGAAATAGAATTGATACTTGCAAATGTAGATGGAGTAATGAGTGTACCATCCGTAAAGCTTTCAAACTTATGTGGTGGTGACGGAAATTATTCACCAAATAGATACAACATAGATGAGGCAACTAAAGGTAAGATTGTATATCCATCTTTAGACCCATCAATATTTGAAGTTAAATATCCAACAAAAGACATAAAAGGGAGGGCTTTATAATGCATAAATTTTACACATCATCATACGATGCAAGTATTTACTTACAACAACCAGACCAAAATGCTGGTAGGGATGAGATTTTAGAAATAGGTAAACTTTATTATGGAGCATCTAAAGATGTGAATAGAAGTTTAATTAAATTTGATATTGACTCAATTGAAACTGGTAGTGGATGGAAGGCTTTCTTAAATTTAAAATCTGCTAATGCAGAAGAAATTCCATTGGAATACACAATTTATGCAAATGCAGTTTCTCAAAGTTGGACAATGGGTACTGGTACCAAATTTGATAACATAACATCCGATGGTGTTAGTTGGAAATATAAAAATGGTATAGATAGTTGGCAGGATAATGTAATTGCAGGAACTGCCGTATTTGCAACCGGAACTACTGGTTCTGCAAATGCAGAAGGTGGTACTTGGTATACTGCATCTATGGCATCACAATCATTTAACAATGAACCCGATGATATTAGAATGGATGTAACTAATATAATTAAGTTATGGATTAGTGGGTCTATACCAAATAATGGATTTATTATACACCATAGTTTGGAAAATGAAGCAAATACATTAGATTATGGTTTATTAAAATTCTTTTCAAAAGAAACAAATACAATATATGAACCTAAATTAGAAATAGTTTGGGACGATAGTTCTTTCATAACTGGAAGTTTAGCACCTGTGACTGGTTCATTATATGATGATAATTATAAAGTTATTATTACCAATTTAAAAAATAAATATTTTAAAAATAGTAATACTAGAATTAGATTAAAGGGTAGAGAAACATATCCATCAAAATCATTTGGAACAACATTTTCATATGAACAAATCAAATATTTACCTGTTTCTACTTATTATCAATTAGAAGATTATATTACTGGTGAAATAATATTCCCATTTGGTGAATATACTAAAGTAAGTTGTGATTCTACATCAAATTATTTTGATATGGATTTACATTCTATTGCAGCTGATAGAGTTTATAAGTTAAAAATAAAAATAGAGGAAAACGGAATATCAACTATTATAGATGATAAAATGATATTTGAAATAATTGAATAATATGACATCGGCAGAATCTATAAACGAAAAAATACAACAAATTAAATCAGAATCACTTGAGAAAATCTTAAGTGTATCCGGTTCTGCTGCTATTTCAAGAAACGAATATGGGATAAATGTTGTTGATTCTAATAATCTTGCATCTTCATTGGTTTTTAAAGGTTTAACGAAAGACAAATACGATAACGAAGAATTGGTAAAAGCGGTTGATGTTGAAGTTAAAGAATTACTACCAAACATACCAAATACAAATTTAGATTTAGTACCAAGACCCGTATATAATGAAAAAGTTGCAGAAAACGAAGATTTAAGAAAGGTAGTTACAAAATTAAATGGAGATATAGTAGTTCTTAATTCTAGAATATCTACATTAGAATCACAAGTTCAAACTGAAATAAATAATAGATTAAGTATTGAACAAACTAATGATTTATTAGTTAATCAAATTGAAACTTTAAACGCAACGATTGAAGATTTTGCTAGTCAAATTTCTACATCATTGCAAAAATCGGTTGATGAAAGTATTTTAAGAGCATCTCTACAATCACAAAAAACAGGATTTAAAGCACAAATTGAGGCATTAATTAAACAAATCGATTCTCTAAATGCAATCATTGAAGGTTTACAAGCTCAATTAGGTGCAGTAAGACAACAAAAAGACTTAGAACAAACTGCACAAAGTCAAGGTGGAACTATTATCAATAAAATAGTAACTGCAAACTTCTTAGCAAAAGGTTCGGCAAACGACCCGGTAATGGCTTATAAAATTAAGAATGCAAGAGATAGAGCAAAAGAATGGGTATATGGTAAAAATTTAAAATTAATAAATAATGATTTAGAACCTGTAACTGTTACTTTAACTACAAAATTCAGAGCTGAAAGCATTACAACTTTTGCGGGTCAATATAAGAGTGACCAAGCTTGGTTTAAAGCTCCAAAAGAATCATTTAAAATAACTGCAGGTTCAACGGAAGAAATAACTTTTATAGAAACTCCTGAAAAAATTATATTTTCTAAAAGACAAAATACCGAATTCTTTGATGGTGTACTTAATATAAAGGTGACCAGAGCGGATGGTACTTCGGATTCAAAAGATTTTAAAACTCGATTGAAGATTGCACATCCTAAATCGTATGAAGGTTTTTAAATTTAAATAGATTATGAGTATTACAAAATATACAAATATTGATTCAATCAATAATAACTCAACAAACGAAGGAAAGTTTATTGATGATAAAGACTTATTTATATTATCCAAAAATGAAATAGAAAAAGCAGATTTTGGTAATAGTAGATATGATGTTATGGAAGTATCGGTTTATGACATTAACAATAATTTGTTACCACATAAATCAGGAAACAATGTTGCATATATTAAAAAAGGTGATATTCAAAAATATCTTTATAATATTACAAATAAAGGTGGCCAAAAAGAGTTAGCTATTGATATTGAAAAATTATTAAATGCATTAGGATTTAAAAATGGAATTCTTAAAGTTAATATAAACTTTGTAAAACAAAAAGTTGGTAGTGAAAACGAATTGACAAAAGTTTGGATACAAGAAGTTTCACCATCTAGAAATGAGATAAGAATCTTACCTTTAAAAACTAAAGATTCTAATATCAATTCAATAACTAATAGACAATTTAAAAATCTTAAAAGTTTAAATAAAGATTTTTTATATTATAAAACTTCTATATTAGATTCTTTAAATGCATATGAAAATTCATTTTTAACTAAAATAGATTCATATTTAGAAACTAAATTTGGTAAAGATTTTTTTGCAATTTTAAGAAAAGATTTTGGACTAACTAAATTTGATACTTTTAGAACAAAGATATTTGAAGATTTTAAATTATCAGTTGGATATTATTTAACTAACAAATATTATATTATTGGGGAATCTACTTTCGGGAAACAATCTGAAACTAGATTTGATGATTTTGAAGTATATGATTATAATATGATGTTATCCGAAATTCAAAAGATTTTAAATAATTGTATTGACATCAATTCAAAAGTATTGAAAAGACGAGGTGTTGAAGTAAAACAATTACCAAAAGAATTTGCAATTACAGAATTAAGAAAACAAATACAAAACAATTTAGAATCTTTTTCTACATTTACAGAAACCAAAGTAAATGTTTATTCACCAACAGGTTCAGTTGCAGTATTTGATGATTCTAATTTAGGAATATCATATCCAGTAAAAGGTACATTACTTTCAACATTATGTAAAGGATATGACCAATATGGAAAATATGCAGATGGAAGTGGTGGTTCATATGAATCATTGATTGCATCAAATTCTTCAAATTGTGGATATACACCTCCACCTCCTCCAGGTGGTGGAACCGGTAGTGGTGGTGGAGGTGGAACCTCTGGTGGTGGAAATCCATTTGACGGGCCGAATGATGGTAGAGAAAGAACAGATGGTGGTTCAGGTAGAGTAGAAAATATTAGATAATAAAATATTTATAAAAAACAATAAATGGTAGAAAGTACAGAAGATATAGGATTGGGATATGGTGGTATAAATACCGGTGGTGAGATTGGTTTTGTTCCACTACCATCTGGTAGCACACCGGCAAACGAGCCATTGACTGCAGATTATTTAGTTAATTATGAGATTGTATTTGCATCTAATTTACAAAATGAAGTTGGTGATTTATTAAAATTAAAATATGAGATAGTTTCTGGTGATACTATTATATCTACCGATACCATAAGTTTGGCCGATTATAATACGGATGGTAAAAATACATTAAAATCAAATCTTACAAATTCAACTTTACGAATTTATGTAGAAGGAACACTTCCGACTAATTATAAAATTTTAAAAATATTTTATGCAAACAGACAAGTTGCAGAGAAAAATTCAAAAGATGTTTCAAAGTGGACAGTTGGTGACAAATTCATATCAATACCAGCTACCGAATTATTAACAGGTGGATTTGCAGTATCGGTTGTAATGCAAAAAACAATACTATCCGAACAACCAATCGTATCTATTACAAGTACAAAATACGACTACAATGTAAAAGATTCCGATTTAGATACAATAGTTAATATACCATTTAATTCATCTAATGCCGATTTTGTTGATTTTTATTTAAATACGAATAGTAAAATAACAGTTCCTGCAACTAAGGGGTTCATTGATTTATCATTCAAAAAAGATTTTGCAGGGATATATGGTAGTAAAAAATTAATAGTAGTTCCATATAGTAATGCATATGGTACAGGAAATAAGACAGACATTATTGTTAATTTTAATAGTGTAAATGATTTTCCATCAATTACTCAAATTATATTTCCTAATAGTATAGATGTTCCCTCATTTTCGGATTTTAATTTAGAATATGATGTAGAGTGGAATTCATTTGCAGTTTCATCAATTGATATTGATTTAATTGCAAAGGACAAAAGTAGAATTCAATTATTTAAGTCATTACCTGCAAATGGTAAAATTAAAATAAATTTAAAAGATTTAACTACTAAATTTCCAACATGGGCTGGTAGTGATAATATAACCGTTATCTTAAAACCATATAATAGAAGTGGTGCAGTTGAATTGGTTGGAAATGAATACGAAATAAAAACATCATTGTTATTATCAAGTATAAGATTGGATGAGGATATACTTAAAAAGACTTTATTTGATGCATTCACAGAAAATATAAAATTCACAGAACCAGAAAAAGAAAGTAAATATTTAACACATCTTGCAAACTTTGGTAATGATGAACAAATAATAGTTTCATCATGGGAAGAGGATAATTTTACATTATCTGATAAGGGAGAGGATACTTTAGGAAATACAATTGTTACTAAAGAGGTTGAGTCTTTAATATTAAAATTGTATTCACCACTTCCTGCAAATATAACGGAAAATTCAACTCTTTGGATTACTAAATTATTAACAAATCCATTGATTGAGACGGTAGTTTTATCGGAACAATCGAATTTGATATGTCCACCATTAAAGGGCCCAAATTTCGATATAGACATAGATTTTACAAAAGGGAAATCTACTAACTACGAATCGTTGGATGAATTGATACTAAGTGCATCGGTTTCATCATCAAGTGGATTAGTTTCACAATATTTGAGTTCATCTTTAGTAAGTACCGATGGTTTAAACATTGAGTATTACATAAGTGGTTCTGATAATTACGAATGGCCTAATTTTGTACATTTTAGTTCTGCAAAGGAAAGAGTTGACAATTTTGTATATAAAGTACAATTGATTGAAGGGTATGAACATCTAATATTAAGTTCATCTACTGATGCTGCTAATTTTAGTGCATCATTTGGAATACAATCATCATATACGTCATCTATATCGTCTATTCAGGATGTTGAAAGAAACAGAATAAAGAAAGAACAAATTATACAAGGATTTGATGGATTTGATATGTTCTTATATACATCATCGTCAATGTCTTGGCCGTATTTAGTTGATGACAGACGACCTAGTACTGATACAATTGTGACTCAATGGTATAATAATATAATAGATTTAGCTACTGATTATGATTTAGAAAATAGAGATAATATAATAAACAATATACCACAACATATTGTAAACAATACTGAAAATGAAGATGTTTTATTATTTTTATCAATGATAGGTCATCACTTTGATAATATATACTTTCATACGAAGGCAATAGAAAGAAGTAGAGGTTTGGGTTATAAATCAAAAAATGTTTCCGATAAGTTATTATTTGACATATTGAAATCATTTAATTGGGATGCTAAAAACTTAGCTGCAGATTCACAACTTTGGAATTATGTATTTGGTATGGATTCCAATGGTAATCAACAATATAAATCATATGATGCCGAAGGGAGATTAATAAAAAGTAATCCTGCAAAGGAAAGAACATACCAAGTTTGGAGAAGAATTGCAAATAACATACCATACTTACTAAAACACAAAGGTACAAGGAGAGGTGTTTATGCATTATTAGCATGTTATGGAGTACCTGCATCAAATCTTTCAATTTTAGAGTTTGGTGGTCCTGAAGTTACTGATACGAATAAAACTAAATTTGAATTTGAAAATATAACTACTGCATTAAAAATGGTTAGTGGTTCATATGTTCAATTAAATTGGCAAAATACGGAAAAAAATAGAAAACCAGATACAATTGAATTATTTGTAAAACCTGCATATAGTGGTGATTTTACTCTAATATCCGGAAGTAATTGGAATGTTAAATTAAGTGGTTCATTTGATTCTAAATTTGGTAATGTAATTCTTAATATTGCATCACAATCCGTATCATCAAGTTTATTACCTATTTTTAACGGTTCATTTTTTGGTGTTGAAATTAGTAGATTAACCGGAAGTGGTAGTGATGTTACTATGTCTTTAAATTTAAGACAGGCAGATAAAGAAAAAACTATATTTCAATCAACATCTATTTTATCATTAACATCATCAAATTGGGAAAGTGGTTCAACTATTAGATTGGGTGGAAATTATAGTGGTAGTGTAGATGAGTTTCGTTTGTGGTCAACTCCATTAGATAAAGAAAGATTCTTTGAACACGTTTCTTTTCCGGAAATGATTAACGGAAATCATACATCCTCATCTACTGATGATTTATATTTTAGATTGGATTTTGAATATCCTAAAAATTTGGCAACATATACAACTTTGCCAAATGTAGATACAAACATATATTTTGAAAGTGGTTTAACTAGAAACGACTATGAAAATGGAACGACTGCTTCATTATATTCAATGAACACACAACCATTGTTATCAGCATCTGCATATTTTCCAAATTCAATAACAACATATCCGCATCAATTTGAAGCAATAGATAGAACCGTTGTATTGGAAATTCCAGATGCAGGTTCTACGAGATATTCTACAAATAAAGTTAGATTTGAATCACAAGAATTAGTATCGGACTTATCTTCAAAGAATAGAGCTACTAAAAAGGCCTTTGACCAAGCTCCAACGGATTCTAATAGAGTTGGTTTATTTTTCTCCCCTACAAAGGAGTTGAATATTGATATTGCAAAATCTTTGGGTGGATTGAATTTGGATAACTATATAGGAGACCCATCGGATAGATATAGGTCAAATTATAAGAGATTGGATGAGTTAAGACATTATTATTTCCAAAGATATGATAATAGAGACATCTATGCATATATCAATTTAATCAAACTATATGAGAAATCTATGTTTGAGGATATTAAAAAAATGTTGCCTGCAAGAGTTAAAGCTACTACGGGTTTATTAATCGAACCTCATATTTTAGAAAGAAGTAAGATTGCACAAAAGAAACCAACAAGCGACGAATATCAACAAGATGTAACAATACATTATCAAGATACAACTATATTAAGTGCTGATAACACACAATACGAAAGTTTAGTTGATGCAAATCTTTCAGAAAATATAATTGGAGAAAATAATCAATATGATAGTGTAGTAGATGCAAATCTTTCTGAAAATTTAATTGCTGATTCATATCAATACGATAGTTTAATTGACAATAACGATACTACTATTACAAATGCGGAATCTTATCAAAAAGAAGTAAGTATAGATGCAGGATTAGATGAACCAACAATTACAACGGAAATAAATTTGGGTATAGAAACATATGGTCAAACTGCATATGAAATGATTGGATTTGGTATTTATGCGGAGAATGGTAATGCAATTAGAACTTATTTTGATAAAGATAATAGGAGAGTAACGGAAAGAATTAGAGTTCAATTGATTACCGAAGAGAAAGAAAGAATGGTTACCAAATTTGCGGTAACGGCATCTGCAAATGGATTAGGTGACCCTAGAGGTGGATATATTTCCGATATTCAAACTTATACTGAAACTAAATTAAACATTCAGCCATTTAGTGGTTCAATAGTTCCTGTTATACAAGGTAATATAATTGCAGTAAAACCTGTGAGTGGATATTTACCAACACATTATAGAAATACATCGGATTTGACAAAGGGATTAGAAAATAGTTTCTTTAGAGGTTCAAAAAACACTGCTGCAACTACTTTAGATGGTGCACCTCCAGTTGAAATATTTGTATCTAATCCAAATACATTAACTGTAAATAGAACGGGTAGAAATACTTCTGAACCAATTTTGGAAGTAGAATAACGAAATTTCAAAATAATTATATTTATAAACAAAGATAATATTATACTATGGGATATTTAAGTAACACAGAATTAACTGTTGACGCAATTCTTACCAAAAAAGGTAGAGAAAAATTAGCTGCAGGTCAAGGTTTAAACATCACTCAATTTGCATTAGCAGATGATGAGATTGATTACACATTATACGAACCAGCTCACCCATTGGGTTCAGCTTACTATGATGCAGCTATTAAAAACATGCCTGTATTAGAAGCTAATCCAGATGAGACTCAAGTAATGAAGTACAAGTTGGTAACTTTACCAAAAAACACAACTAGAATTCCAGTTGTTGAATTTGGTGTTCCTAACATTTCGGTTAATCAAAGAAGTGGTGAGGTTGCATTATCTCCAACTACATCTCCTGCAGGAAATAGAAGTTTAGGATATACGATTGTATTATCTAATAAAAATGCGGGTGATATTATCGGTGAAGGTGTAACATCTGAAATTGGTTCAGTTCCAGTATTTATCGGAGACGATGTATCTGCAACTGCAGCAATCGCGAAAGGATTAACTTTCAAATTTATTCCAAACCCATCATTAACTTCGACTATCAGAACAACTATTACAGTTTATGGTAACGAAACGGGTGGTTCACAAACTATTCCAATCACAGTAACTTACGTTCAATAATAAAATACTATGGCATTAATAAGAGACAGTAGAGGAGCCCTATTAGCAAGTAATATATCAAATTACTTAGCCGGTGCAGCAAACACCGCAGGCACTCCAGTAGATACTAACGAATTAGTTAGAATCGTAAACCAATTTTTAGGAACTGGTGAACAAATCAGTTCAGATATCACAACAATTACAAATGGTATCTACAAAAAATTTGGTACAATTGACAAAGTAACTAACCGAACCGAAATCGTAACTTCTGGAATATGGAGTGGTGATACGGGAAGTTTAACAGCATTTTTCACATCATCCGAACAACAATCGGGTGTTAGTGGTAAATATTATTTAGATGTTTATAATGTTGCAACATCTTCTACTGCAGCTGAGGTTCAATTCTCAATTGCGTATGGTGATGTGAATGGATATGGTGCACCTACATTACAACAAACTGATTCATCAAATTTACCAACAAAGGCAACTTATAATCAATTTAAGAATGTTTTATTGGATAGTTCTGATGCATATTTTAGTGTTTATACGGGTTCAACTGCAGGTGGCCACAATTTAGAAAACTTCTATGTAATCAATGTAAATAGAGCTAGATACAAAGAAAGATTGGATCCAGGTAATTTCTCAATAGAATTATCAGGTTCAAAAGGTTCTTTGACACTTATTGATGATAGTGGTGGTTCTGATGAAAATGTAACAACTGCAGGTAGAGTTTACAATGTAGTAGAAGGAACTTTAAATATAGGTTCTGCATTAACATCAAGTATAACATCTTATTCAGATGTAACTTCAAGCCAAGGATATGGTTTATTCTATCCTGATATGGGAATTATATTGTTAAACCCAACTGCATTACAAAATAGAGTTGATGTAAAATTAGCACCAGCTAATTCATCAATAACAAATATATATCATCAAAACAATGGTGCAAACTCTGGTTCAGTTGCATTATTAAATTCAATTGGTGCAGGTGCAGACTTCCAAATGAGAAGAACTGAAAATGTTTCTACATCTCATTATTTCGTGAGAGCAAACAATAGAGAATTCAATTTCTCAAACAACCCAACATTCGTAACAGGATTAGTAGGTGAGTTTGTTCAACCATTATTTGAAAGAGACCCTAAAGTGTACATTACAACTGTTGGTCTTTATGATGATGCAAATGAATTATTAGCAGTTGCTAAAGTTTCTAAACCAATTGAGAAATCATTTGATAAGGAAATTGCAATCAAAGTTAAATTAGACTTCTAATCGGAGAATATATTAAATAATGTTAAACCCCCTGTTTTGGGGGTTTTTCATTAAAAGAATATTTATATACGATATGTTAAAAAGAATACCAAAGTCGGATATTAGT